CTCGCACATTTTCTAACAAAAATGCTTTCGGCTGATATTTTTTCAAAATGCGCTCGATTTCAAAAAACAGCGTTCCCCTGGTGTCACCAAAACCGCGACGCTTGCCTGCGTATGAGAACGGTTGACAAGGAAATCCCGCAAGTAGCAGGTCGAACGGCTCAATATCCTCAATAGCGTGAATATCACCGCTTGGATATTCCCCAAAATTGAGTTCGTAGGTTTGGCAAGCCTTTTCGTCAATTTCGCTTGACAGAACGCACCGGGCATCTATATTGTGTTTAGCCAAAGCATTAGCAGCTCCAATTCTAATGCCGCCAACACCTGCAAACAGGTCTATATATTTTATCATCCTATACGCTCCCTAATAAATTCAACCAGCAGGTCGAATTCTTCCTTTGTAAACGCCACGGTACAATGGCTGTTATTGCAGATTACAGATATTGCCGAACGGCGGGCGAAGTTACCTGCACCATCAACAATATAAGCAATGTAATTTCGGCTATTGGTAATCGCTTCAAAGCGGCTCCGCGCCTGTCCGCCTTTTCGTTCTATGGTGCTGTTGGTAGTTTCCTGGAATGTGATTTCCACAGCAACATACTTTTTATGTCTGCCATTATCGTCTTTCCGATCAACAACAGCATCAAATGTTGTTAATGTTACACCATCATTCTGTGTGACGCCGGGAACCGTGCCGTTGCTTCGTACGGTATAATTATCACCCAGGGTGGCGCTTAAATAATCCACAACATACTGTTGTGCTACATTTCCCAGGGTTGTTGCGGTAGAACCTGCCATTATCTTGCTAACACGGATATAGTTCTTTTTTACATAATCCTCAATTTGCTGTGCATTTCCAAGATACATATACTGTGTGCATTTGTAAAGAACGCCGCGTACCATCGGACTTGTAGCAGCTGCGCCATATACCAACAGCATAATCAAGTCGTTGTAAAGCCCTGCGTCAGAACCGCCCGCAAGCATACGTTCTTTTGTATCGATACGCATTTTAGCGTTGTTCAATGTACCGCTAACAGGCAGGGACTGGAAAGTGTATTCTTGAACGCCGTTCCCAATATCAAAAGCAAACACACCATTAGGGAACAGCATGGAAAAGTTCTTATTCACTCGCTGCAACGGCTCGCTGCCAAAATCGGTTAATACGATCAGGTGCTTCAAGAACAGCGTATTAGGGAATGCCGCATCACGAATAAGATTAAAAATACTGGTAGGATTAGCCTTGTTTGCCAGTTTAAGAATGGAAATAAACTGGTCTTGAGTATCCAGTAAAACCGGAAGATTGCTCAAATTCTGTTCAACCTCACGTAGTTCAGCGGGCCACCATTTACACGCATGGACTTCTAATTCGTCTATAGTTCTTTCGTATCTATCTTCATTCATTTTCGCATCCCCCTATATCGGAATTTGTAATGTCCACAATATCGTCAAGCCCACAATTCAGCGTGGTACATATCTTTGCAAGCGTTTCCATAGACACAGGCTCGTCACGGCCCATTTTTGCAAGCATATTCGTACTAATGCCGGATTGCTTGCGCATTGCTGTTTTCGTCATTTTACGGTCGATCAGCATTTTCCATAGCTTGTTATAGCTGTATATCATCAAAAACGGCCCTCCTGTGCAATAATCCAAAGTAGAGTATAGCACAAAAGGGCTGAAATTGCAATATTCGGTTGAAAATCGTGATATTTTATTTTTCTCATTTCCGCTTTGCGTACAGGGTCAAGTCCTCTTTGTACCCCTCAAAGGTATCAATCCGGGTAATGTTGTAATCAACGCCCCGGTAACGGATAATGTGTGCCGTGGTAATGTCCGTGCGGTAGCTGATTTGGAATAGGGTTTCTTCCTCTGCTACGGTGGCATACCCGGTAAACCGTTCCTTGCCGGACAGTTGCCGGAAATACGCCCACACGGTCGCCACTGGCTCCAGGGTCGTGGTGGTAAAGCCCTCTGCATCCCTTATGTGTACCTGTTTCAGCAGTTCAATTTTCTTGTCTTTCAGCTTCATATTAGATCGCCCCCGTATATTCGTTATAGTGTTCGTACAAGCCCACATAGCAGTCAAGCAACGCCGCCGCACCGTCAATGCGCTGTTTGGGCGACTGGTTCTTGACGGGTACTATGTTGCCGTTGCGGTCTGTCTGTATGCCCGTGTTGGTCAAGCACCATTTCAAGATCGGATTGTTGTTGTAATTTACCTTGTGGGCCTGCAAGTCAGCGCCCAACATCTGCATAGGCAGAGACAGGGTCTTTGCGCCCTGAATACAGCGTACCATTGTAAAGCCCTGCATTTGCATTTCTTCCACAAAGTACCGGGCAGAATAACTGTCGTAATATACCCACGCCGGGAATAATTCATATTTCTTTACGGTTTCCACGAACCAGGCCGTTACATCGGAATAGCTGATACTGTTTCCGGCACACAGGCGCAACAGACCCCGTTCGTACCATTTGTCATAAGGGATTTTGTCCTGCTTCACACGCTCTGTCAGCTTGTCGGCAGGTAGCCAATACATCTGTGTGATATATTTCCTTTCGTCGCCCCGCTTCATAAACAGCAGGCTTGCACAGGTCAGGTCTGTTGTAATGGACAGATCAACGCCGCCGATACAGTATGCGCCCCGGAACATTTCCAGGTCAAAGGTATCTGTATTGTTGATAGCGTCAAAGGATAACCATGCCGTTTTTACAGTTTCCCGGATATTAAATTCCTTGCACAGAACGCCGCTTAAATCATGGGGGTTCTGTTTGGCGCGCTCCACCTTGATTTGCAGATCGTCCAGTTTCTTGACACGCCCTAAAGAGGGGTTAGCTTTCAGCCATGCGTCCGGGTCGCTCCATTCGTCCCGCCTGTCCAGTTCGTACAGGATGGGCAGGAATGTATCATCGGAAATAACGCCGTCTGCCACTTCGCAGGCGTGGTTATACATATCATCAAAAATGCACTCACGCACCGTGCCTGCCGTCGTTATCATCACCATTAACGGCTGTCGGCGGGCGCTCTGGGACTGCCGCATGACTTCATACAGGTTTCTGTCCTTTACGCCGTGCAATTCGTCCATGATTACAAAGGACGCATTCAGGCCGTCCAGACTGTCGGAATTGCGGGACAGCGGCTGCATTTTGCTCATGGTGGGAACATAGTACAGGTCGCTTTTGCGCTTGCGGATATGCCGGGACAGTTCCGGGGACTGCTTTACCATGTTATGGCATTCATCGAACAGTAACCGGGCCTGTGCGTATTTGGTGGCGGTGCTGTACACCTCTGCGCCGCCCTCGCCGTCAGCAATCAGCATATACAGGGCCAGACCTGCCAACAGCGTGCTTTTGCCGTTTTTACGCCCTACCAAAAAGAATGCTTCACGGTATTTGCGCAGGCTTGTTTCGGCATCCACGAAGCCGTACAGGGCTTGTATAAAAGCCTTTTGGAACAGTTCAAGGGAAACACGCTGCCCGGCCCATTCGCCTTTGGAATGGCGGCAGAAACGCTCTATAAATTCAATGGGGCGGCTTGCTTTGGCTTCGTCAAAGATATACTTGCCCTGGGTCTGCGTTTCTGCCGCAAGCCGTGCATATACATTTTTGATACGCCTGCAAGCGGGGATTTCGCCCCGCTGTAACAGGTCATTGTACTGCACGATATAGTTCATCAGGACACCGCCCCGGCGAATGCAAGCAGATCGTCTTGACTGCCGCCGCCCCCAGCTTCACGCTTTTCCTGCTCGGCACACAGCTTCAAATACTGTTTCTGCACGGGCAGGCAAATACGCATAAGGCGGGTATATTCTTCGGTGTCACAATTCTTGCGGGCGGTGCTGATTTCGTCCTGCAAGAATGCCAGTTCCTGCCAAAGGAAATTGATTTCTTGCTGCAGTTCGCTTTCGTAAGTTTCATTCATGGTCTTTACCTCGCTTTCTGTTATGGGTGGGGACTATATCCCCGTTTTCGTTGAATGTCAGCCCTGCCGCCGTTGCTCCACCTGTGCCAAAGTGTTCGGCATTGTGGCAGGCCATGCACAGGGCTTCCAGGTTATCCGGGTTCAGGGTGATTTCGGGATTTTGGATATTTGCCGGGGTAATATACTGCTTGTGGTGGGCAATTTCAGCGGGCTTGCCGCACCGTTCGCAGATATAATATTTTGACAGCAGGAACGCCCGGGACAATTTACGCCACGCCGCTGAATGGTAGAATGCTGCCTGCGTCATGGTTACGCCCACCTTTCAGCGCTCAACGCCTTTAACAAGGTGTCGATCACGCGCTGTATCTTGTCGGTGTCTGCGTTTTCGCCATAGTACCATTGCCACAGGATAAACCGCCCGGCGGTCAGGGCAACGGGGGAATATACGCCCCCGTCGCTCAAATAACCGGTGGTGTGGTAAAGGTAATCCGGCAATGCCGCTACAAGGGCGGTGATTTCATCGTCATTGTCGCTGCCGTCGATACGCAGGATATTTCTTGCTTCTTCAATGGTGAACATTGCCGTTTCCCCCTCTCATTAGGCTGCGGCGACTTCGATTTTCACAAAGG